GAACAGAGTCGAGCATTAGAAAGAAGATTGTCAGATATAGCAGTTAGCCAGCATGAGGTAATGACCAGCGTCATGGATAGGTTAGAGAGAGTGGAAGCGATGAGACCTGAAGGGACGAACCCAGATCTCTGGACTGCGCGTCCAGAGGTTAGCTCGTACTGCGACCTCGCGCCTTTCATTCGAGCTCCACTATCGTTATCGTCACCCCCATACTCACATCCCTCATCATTCGTTCATCACCATCAAATTGAAACCGTAGCGCCGTTACGTAGGAGTTTGAGGCTTCGAGATAAGGCGCGTACTGCTTTCCGACGGATTGAAAGACCTGAGTTCCTGGAAAGTCTACCTCCATCGAGAGTGGAAGGAACTACAGAGTACCGGATGGACTTTGAGGTTCGGAAGCCAACGTCACTCAACCTTCAGAAAAACGATTGCTCCGTCGCATTACCACAGGGCGAGTTAGCATCCACCCTGGCGACGGCAGGCATCACAATTGGCGACGAAGATGGGATTCGAATGGCGAGTGACACAGTGTGGCAAGAAACCCGACCGTCTTTTCTTTCCGTCGACGTCGCACGAAAAAACGAAACGCTCGTTGAGTTAACCGATCTTCGCGAATCCCCCGCGATGCGCGGTCATTCGATCGTTCGCGATATCTGTGAACCAAGAAGGATCGCAAACGCAGAAATTGATGTAGGGCAATTTCAAATCGAACCTTTAAATTTTCGTCCTTCCGTGGATTCACCAATTACCGGAGGTCGAACTACCAGTCTTCGATCGACGTTCGAAAGGGACGAAGCAGGAGTCGAGCGGAGGACCACTGACGATGGGAGGCAAGGCTTGATGTCAGGTCAACCGACGGAGACGCCGAGACTGCAAGTCATCGAAGAAGCCGGAGCCACCGCCGGAACACCGACTGTTGGACCAAGCCATTTAAATCAACGTGGTAGTCCTGGAAACGTAGTTGGTGCAGCGAGAAAAACAATGGCCAGCAGTCAAACGACGGGTACCTACACTACTGTTCCGACCCTTCGTACTGGGCTAGGACCGTGGATACCCAGTGCAAGAGTTCAGGACCCTGCGTTGTTTGGAGGAATGAGTTATAGTGGAACCAGCGACTTTCGACCGTCAGCCAGGAGTATGTGTACGGGGATGGAGCCAAGAACTTCCATTACACCGTATCACGTCAACCGACCAAGGGTGAACTTTGCCGAGTTGGACGATGTGGGTTGTAGGCCAGCTATGCGCTATACGACAGCTACCGGAGGACCAGGAGTTTACGGAGGGTGGATTCCGCAGCCGGGGACAGCGAGTGTTTTGCCGTTAGCTAGTCATCCGCCTTATCTTGAACCAGCATGGAGGCCAGAGTTGGGGCACTGGAGTTTGTGCAGAGAGGGACCGCCAGTAGCTGCACAGTTGGTGCCTGCTCTACCGAAGGTTTCGACAGCAACTCAGACGAATGATGATGGACCGCCGCCTAAAACTCCGATAGTGAGAGAAGTGGAGGACGGACCTCTAAATGTGTTGGGTACTGAGTCGAGATCAACTCCAACGGGGGATAGACCGCGTAGCTACATAAAATTGGATAAGTACTCGGGTCAAGGTCCATTGCAGTCGTTCTTGAGCCGTTTTGAATTATGTTCTCGTCATAACGCATGGTCAGCGTCTGAACGCCTAACTCAGCTTGCGTGTGCACTGAGCGACGGAGCTAGCCAGTTGATTTGGGAGGCACAGTCTGGAGGTATTGATACAGCGGAGAAACTGATCCAACGTCTACAGGAGCGCTATGGTTCCCATGACAGACAAGCAGTTTTCCGAGCTCAGTTACTAGCCAGGAGACAGAAACAAGGGGAGGACCTTCCTAGCTTGTTTGGCGATATTCAACGACTTCTAGTTCTGGCTTATCCAGGAGAGTCTGCACATTCGGAAACAATGGCCATACATTTCTACATCGCAGCGTTGGAAGATCGTGAATTAGCATTAAAAGTCTCTGAACGCGAACCGACTAGTCTTCAGCAAGCCTTCACGCTTTCCCTTCGACTTCAGGCATATAAACAGGCAGAGAATGACAATAGCCGTGACTCTGGACGAAATCGAGGACGAGTGAATGCTGTAGAGGCGCGTGACGAAAATGGAGTTCTCAAGGCAGAAGTGGCTAAGCTGAAACGGACCGTTGAGGAGTTGAAACGCGAACGTAATCAAAAGGGGGCCAAACTGGGGAACAATCAAGCACAAGTCAGGCCGGCGCAAGGACAGCCATACGATCAGCCGCCGTGGAATCAACCGAGAGGAGAAGTTCCGCAAGGAGGACAATTTCACGACGGTGGCCATCAACCTTGTCAACAGTGTGGTTCTCTGGAGCACCGAGTCTGCACCAGACCGTACCAAGGAGGAAATTTCCGAGGAAGGGCACAGGGACACAACGGTCAAGGTCAACCGAAAGGAATGGCTCAGTGGAACAACGGTCCGGGTCCACAAGGAGTAGACCAGGCTCCAGTGTACTCACGCTATGTGCCGGGTTCGGAGAGCGCCTACCTGAAAGCTAAAGTGAATGGAAAAGAGGCTTATGCACTTTTGGACTCAGGGTCTCAGACCAGCCTGTGTTCCGAGAAATACGTGCGTCCAAAAGACATACGTCCTAGCAACCAGTCGTTGTTAGCTGCGAATGGAACTAGAATAACGGTAAGCGGCGAGACAGTTTTGACCTTAAAAGTGGACGGTATGATCTTCAAAGTTCCAACACTGGTCACTCCGCAACTGGACGGCTTGATTTTAGGTCTGAATTGGATGAATTCCCAGGCTCTAGTTTGGAGATTTGGTCAGGGATGGCTAGAGTTATGTGGACGAAGAGTGAAGGTACACATTCGGCCGGATGCAGGACTTTGTCGTCGGGTGGTCGCTGCTCAGGATGTGCTCGTGCCGCCATTGAGTGAGATGGAGGTCGAGGCGTACGCTGTCCTACCAAACTTCAACCGAACGGATCCGTGTTGGGCTACAAGAGCTACTATGCTAGATACAGGATTAGTGCTGGCAGGATCACTGTTACCACAGAGGACGACTGACCTAACTCTTCGAGTGCTGAATCCGACTGGTCAAGCGATCAAGCTTCGGAAAGGAGTTCGATGCGACGCGGAAGCTGTTGAAGTCTTAGGAGAAAAGGAAGCGGTTGACGAGACGAGTACCTGTGCACAAGTGTCTCAAACAGCACCAGTGGACGAGGAAGCCGTGTTGGAGCCGCTGTGGGACGGAATTGCTGACGATGTGCCTGCCGCAGTTCAAGAGAAACTGAAAGAGTTGCTGTTGAAGTACAAGGGCGCATTTTCACTCAGTGAATACGACCTAGGATACACTGACATTCTGCAGCACGAGATATATACGGGCACGGAAGCACCTGTGAGGCAAGCTTTGAGGCGACAACCGTTGCTACAACTTCCGATCATAGATGAGCAAGTGGACACTATGTTGGAACAGGGGTTGATCGAACGCTCATGTTCGGAGTGGGCATCCAACGTGGTTATCGTGACTAAAAAGGACGGAACTCCGAGATTCTGTGTCGACTACCGTCAACTGAACAACAAGACTAGAAAAGACGCTTATCCGCTGCCATTGATTAGCGAATGCTTGGATACCCTAGGAGGAGCATCCTGGTTTTCAACATTTGACCTAAGAGCAGGTTATCACCAGGTCGCTCTGCATCCGCGAGACCGTCATAAGACCGCCTTCGTCACCAGAGGAGGAAGTTTCCAGTTCAGAGTGTTACCGTTCGGCCTCTGTGGAAGTCCAGCTAGTTTCTCTCGACTGATGGGACTAGTGATGGCCGGGTTGAACTTCAGCATCTGCTTGATATACTTGGATGACATTATCGTGTTCTCCAAAGACCTTGAGACCCATCTACAGAGATTGGAGTTGGTGTTGGAACGGCTGGTGGCGGTTAACCTGAAGTTGAAACCCTCCAAGTGTCACCTGCTGCAGAAAAGAGTGTTGTTTCTCGGACATATAGTGAGTCAGGAAGGCATAGAGACTGATCCGAGGAAAATCGAAGCAGTAAGAAGTTGGCCGACTCCGACAAAGCTGAAAGAAGTGAGAGCGTTCATGGGTTTATGTTCTTACTATCGGAAGTTTGTGCCGCAGTTTGCGCATGTAGGTCGTCCTTTACATGCCTTGACGAGAAAAGACGTGAGATTCAACTGGACACACGAGTGCGACGAGGCATTCGAGCAACTAAAGACTGCCTTGACAGAAGCGCCAGTGTTAGCTCTTCCGCTGGATGAAGGTCAATTCGTCTTGGATACAGATGCGTCGGGAGAGGCGATCGGAGCCGTTTTGTCGCAGGTACAAGAAGGAGTGGAGCGCGTGATCTGTTATGGGAGCAGAGTGTGCAGTCTTCCGGAACAGAACTACGATGTTACGAGACGTGAATTACTCGCTATCATCTACTTCCTGAAGTTGTATCGACCGTATCTGCTGGGGAGGAGATTCCTGTTGAGAACTGACCATTCGGCACTACAATGGTTACGACGTACGCCATTGCCAATAGGACAGCAAGCGCGGTGGTTAACAACCATTGAAGAATTTGATTTCGAGGTTAAACATAGAGCCGGAGCTTCGCACCAGAACGCCGACGCTATGTCGAGACGACCACATGTAATCAGGGTTCTACGAGCAGATCAGCCTGATCCAGTGAACACGGAGAGCGCAACAGAACCTTGGAGTCGCGCGGAGGTAGCGAAGGAACAAGCAGATGATCCGGAGTTGGGGTGGATCATAGGGAAACTAAAGGAGTCGGAGGATGTTCCTTCAGCTCAGGAGACTAAAAGACAAAGTGCAGTGATTAAGTTGTTAGTGGCACAGTGGCCACAACTAAAACTTCTAGACGAACTGCTAGTGAGGAGTTGGTTGGACGCTGAGGACAGTAGCGTTCGATGGGAACAGATAGTTCTTCCGAAGAGTCGTCGAACGGAACTTATCCAGAGATCACACGAAGGAATGACAGGAGGTCACTTAGGGTTGAAACGAACCTACGTCCAGGTGCAACGTCGAGCATACTGGCCGAACTGGAGAGAGGACGTACGCTTGCAGTTGGCAAGATGTGAAACATGTGCACGGTATTTCCGTGGAAAACCAGTGCATCAAGCACCTCTGCAGAACATGGTCGTCGGTGAAATAGGGGAGGTGTTGGCTCTGGATCTGACAGGACCCCACGTGACGTCATCTCAAGGGCATAAGTACATTTTGACAATGATCGACCATTTTAGCCGGTGGGCGGAGGCTTTTCCAGTGAGGAACCAAGAGGCGCACACAGTGGCGAGAGTGCTGGTTGATCAATGGATCTCGAGATACGGTTGTCCGTTGCAGATTTTGACTGACCAAGGACCATGCTTCGAGTCGGCCTTGTTCGCTGATTTATGCAAGATGTTGGATGTTTCAAAGGTGCGGACATCACCTTACAAACCTTCAACCAATGGAATGATCGAACGCTTTCATCGCACATTGAACGCCCTTTTGGCGAAATTTGTGGCCAGCAATCATAGAAACTGGCATGAGATGTTGCCGGTCGTAATGTCTGCCTATCGGAGTAGTCAGCATGCATCGACGGGATATTCGCCGAATAAACTGTTCTTGAACCGTGAACTATATATGCCGCTGGATTTGGTGTTGGGAGACTGTCAAGATAGACCACCCACCACGACATGGTATCACGAATACGTGCAGGACAAAAGAGATCAGATTTCGGCTACCTATGCCTTGGCGAGGAACTGCATGCAGAAGCAGGCCGAGTTACGAGCCAAGAAATATGACTTGAGAGTAAAGACCAAAGAATTTTCCATTGGAAGTTTTGTGTGGTACTACTACCCACGGAAGAGAGCCGGACTGAAAGAAAAGTGGCTAAACTTTTACGTGGGCCCATTCCGCATTGAGGGCAGGGTGGGACCAGTACTCTACCAGGTTCGGAAGACTCCCAGATCAAAAGCTCAGCTGGTTTATGTGGACAAGCTAAAAGCTTATAGCGGCCCAATTCCACTAGCTTGGGGAGGACCAAATTTGGGGGAGGAAAAGGAGGTCCCTGATTTGGAGGAAGAGGAGGTGGCTGAAAGTCACTTAGACCTGAGTAGACCGAAGAGGGCGATTCGAGGTCCGGTAAGGTACGGATTCGAGACTTAGGGCGATACGAAAGTAATGGTGAGGTGAGTAGTTGCTTGTAGAACACACATTTAGTAGCGCTTTTGGAGTGAGTATGTGAGTATTATTTTTGTTTGTTGTTAGGGTTGCAATAATCAAGTAAATCATTATTAGTACAGGTAGACCTTGAGCAAATGTGCACGTTTGACCACAAGGCTTCACTGGTAAGTGAGCAAGTAACCGTAATTATTGCCACTTCAGTAGCGCCTTGGAGTATTTCAGTAAGTACTGCTGCGGATCAACGCGTTAAGTTGAATGTTGCTTATGTAGATTTAACTGATACGTGTTGCTAAGGGCCGAGAAGAATTGTACGTCGTGTGGCATAAAGAAGGAGCAGAGTACGCGCCTGAGGAAAAGGGCTGCGTTCGAATTCCGAGTGCGTAAGGGTGATTCCAGGATCTTACCGGGAAAAATTTTCTTGGTGAACCGCGCAAATTTTTTTGGTGTAGTGGGGGAGAGTGTCAAGTCTGATAGAGACTCTCCAATATAAAGTAAGGCAAGGTACAATTAATTAGGAATTATTTAAACAGAGACCACTGGAACGCCACAGTCGTCGAGGTTCTTTGGAACGCATCATTATTGGCACCATGGTAACGTTTGGACTTTAAACTACCTCATTATGCAGAAAAGTAATAGGCGACGCCTGTGTTGCCTGATATCGACTGCCGAGGTGAGAAAAAGGGATGACCGCACCAATTTGTAACGGAATAAGAAGGGAAGAGATTTTCGCACCCAGTTGACGTTGTCATGCTAGCGTAATGTAATGATTAGTGTTGTGCAGTTGATTAAGTAAGTAATGTAGTTATTGAGTGATTTAACGTTATGAAGATCTACCATAGCGATGAGGTAACGAGGAGTATTGTAGCCTGATGTAATGGAATGTAATTTGTAACGTAATGAGTAAGTCAAGCAAGGGCGCAATCGACTTTGCTACGCAGAGGTATTGCATTGTAATGGAAAGATTAAGTAAGAAAGTAAGAAGAGATGTTTCGAGGTAAGTAAGAGATGAAATGAGAATTGATTAGGCGCCTTGTGGTGATGATGAGGTGATGTAATGATATCAAATGTAGGTGCTAAAGATAGGGCATCGTTAATGTGATAATAGGCGTAAGCTAATAAATAAATAAGTAACGTAATATTGAAATAATGAAAGGAAATGATAAGGAATCAATGCAGCAATGGTAACTTGCCATATGCCTTAAAACCGAGCTGGTTTAGAGTTTCAGAGGCAGTTGGGTTTCTGGACTTTGTATGGGCGTTGGATAGAGAGAGATGGACTGAGTAATTCCCCTCTTCTTCCAATTCTGGTCCCTCCTTCGACTGAAAACACGGGTAGACAGCCGTATGGGGATTGCTTGGTACCTAATGCATCCACGACTGCGCATGCGCCAATCCCTTATAAATTGTCGCTGGCGTCACCCTCGAGGCCGCATTTGGAAGCAGGGTTCAGAGACAAAATCTGCGTCAGGTAGAATGGAAATTTAGGCTCTTTCTAATTGAAACTAAGTAAGGAATCAAAATTATACGCAGTCTCTGAGAACCTAGTCAATGTCGCCATCGAACGGAGCAGCCGAACGAAGATTGAACCTATAGGCCACCGGCTACGAAGGAGACAAGAGCACTGGACTCACGAGTCAACTGAGCGGAACGCCGCTGACGACTGAGAATCGCGCAGGCGTTACTAGACTCAACTGACGTCGAGAAGGAGGACAGAAGGAAGCCTACGCTGTACGACCGCAGCAGAAGGTACGCTTCATTGCTTTGTCTTCTTGGCCGCCTATGGACTGGTGAGGAAGCCAGCCGCGGTATCTTCGAGCATTCATCATTTGTTCTGCAGCCTATCTTCAGCCTGGGGCAGCCAGTAGGGGTGCTGCTCAAATTTTTGGCACTATAGAAGTTACTTTTCAGCTACAAACGCAGGCTAGGCCAGCCGGGCGTTACTATCTTCAAAAATACGCCGAGGTCGAGAAAACCTAGTCTGGTTTAGTGAACTGGCAAGATGTACTATCTAGCAGAACTCTGACAGACGATCGCTAGACATTCAACGCAATCAACCGCTTTATGCTCGTTAATAGGACGAGGGCGCTGCCGAAGCTGTTGAATTAAACGATCTAACTGTGTAGCGATACTGCCTATACGTACAATCAAAGCTTATTCGCTGGGTGGCGTGGTGAATTGTGCGCCGTCACTTTGTCCAGTGCCAGACTCCAGACGTCGCAAAGAACGCCGCCTATCGAATGAAGTATCACGTTAGCCTGTAGGACCGAATAGAGCTCACGATTCTCTATTCCAAAATTTAAGTGAGCCTTGAGCTGAGCTAAGTTAAAAATAATAGGGCTATTTCTGTTTTACTATTTATCTGCGAGTTAACTGTTGCGCTCTTGTTTAAAAATCTGATTTGTGTCATCGTGAAGCGGTGATACTTAAGTAAACGGAAAGAGCTGAGTGTAGGCTAGCTACTGAGTGATTGAAATGTTAATCATTGATTGGAGGAGAGATTGATTAGCATAATCCGATCTCTGACTTTCCCAAATTGTAGTCTGTAAGGGATTAGGCTCGGGAGTCGTATCGTATCGTTGATAGATTGAGAAGAAAATCTAAATTACTAAATTATTTCTTTTGATTAGTAAATGACTTAATCTAATCATTTGGGCATTCGAAGATGTTCTTAGTTAGAGCAATCTAAATTTTAGGTAAGGAATTTCCTAGATTGTAATCGACCAAGGAACACAATAAATCCTTGAGTTATTAGGTAAGTAAGTGAGCTCGGTGCAAGTGACACGTCATCGATTTGATCAACGCTGAGGGAAGCTTTGACACAGATCGAGTGGATCTGGACACCGTTGCCGTTGTGACGTCACTCACAACCGAGACGAATCAGGTGAGGAGTCATTGGAATCGACGCCTGGTCACCGACATTGAGGAATGGAATCCTGAAGTCGCTGTTGCAGTAAAGCGCCGATCCAGACAAACACTTCAACCGGAGATCAACTAATTAGGCATCATAATAAACTAGGTTTACCAAATATCTTTGTAAAAATTTATTAACTTCTTTTGGACATTGTAATTAATAATTTCGGACTAGACTAGTTTCGGCAATCCTTCTTGGTTCCGTTAATTCGTTAATTCATAAATTTATTAGTTCAGTTATTAATCCCAGACAATCAAGTTTTAGTAATTATTAAATCAATTAATTAGGTTTAATTAGGAATTAGTAGATGTTCTTGTATAACGGTTTCATCATATAGTTTTATTAGTTTGTTATTCATTGTCAATTAAATATTATTTTAATCATTTAACAACCTCTTAGTTTATTTAATCAAACCAATCAATCAAATCAATTACAACTTCTTCCAATTAGGTAAGGTTCCTTAGCAAGTTACTTTAGCCAGTAATACCAACCAAATCTACACTTCCTTAAGTTCCCGTAGGTAAGTTAGGGTCTAGGGAAGATTCAAGTCATCATTCGTCATGTCCGATCGTTCGCGACATTCGGATCAGGAGGACGGGGAGACCGAGCGTATTGAGGAAGTAGTGGAGGAAAGAGAGTTCCGGAGCATGACGTCACTGAATCCACAACCGTCCTTAACAGAAGCGTTGCTAGCGGAGATGACGCAACAGATGCAAAGGCAGTCTGAACAAATGAGCATGCAAGCTGAGCAAATGCAACGGTTTCACGTGGAACAGAGTCGAGCATTAGAAAGAAGATTGTCAGATATAGCAGTTAGCCAGCATGAGGTAATGACCAGCGTCATGGATAGGTTAGAGAGAGTGGAAGCGATGAGACCTGAAGGGACGAACCCA